TTAAAATTAGATGAATTACTCTTTATTTCAGATGTTAATGATCTATCTGCCATAGTTGATATTACTGAGCATTTAACTGTTCTATCATATACCCACGATTTTTGGACTACGCCTAGGGCATCTTGTTTATTTTCAGCATAATAAATTTCTGCTGTCATTGGATAAAATATACTTTTTAAACTAGAATTAGGAAGCATTACAACACTCCAGGTCTAATCGGCTTCTGATATCTCTCCAAGATTCTATCTACTGTCAGGTTACCTGTACTGTTCTTTGCATATCCCTTAGAAAATTGAATCTTAAAATCATCGTTGTCAAATGATTCAATGTACTTATTAACATATTTTAAATTGTCTTGTGCTATATCTTGAACCAGTAATTCAGAAGCATCTTGGATGTCTTGTGGAATTACAATATATCCAAAGTCTGCATCCACTAGGTATTCATATCCATCATAGAATTCTACATCTAGGTATCTATCTCTCCATACCTTCGCATAGTTTACTCTGTTTGTTTCTGGAATGTCTAATACAATAGCATTTAGTTGTCTATGTATTTTGAAGTCTGAATCATTAGATAGAGACTCTGAGTCATACATTAGTTCTCCGTTTTCATAAATCTTGTATAGTTTAAAAATCTTTTCGTCCATTATTAGTTGATCAGAGTTATCTCCGATAAATTCTTTTTGCTTTCTCATAAAAGAAAATCCGCCAGTATGTGCATCTATGATATATCTTGATAGTCTTTCATATTCTGTAGCCTGTGCTGTTGTAATTTTAAGTGCTGCTGCGAGAGATGTGATTGAAGAATATGGTCTTACGATATCTATGTTTGTAATGTTTACAACATTTCCAGCCTGATTTTTAACTGATGCTGCTAATGATCCTGTGTAAGTTATGTAGTGACTTGGTATTGCAAATGATGCTACTCCAGATCCATTTGCTGTTGCTGATGCAGAGTATGCATTTCCAGTTATTAAATCATCATATTCGATAGTATATGGTGCACTTGCAGTTAAACCTGAAAAAGATGCGGACAAACTAGTTGTGTTATTCAATCTTAAAAGTTCCATGTGCACCTCTAAATTATTATATCATTTATAAAAAATAAGAGGGGAACATTTCTGCTCCCCTCTCTAATTGCGTAAAGCAAATTATGCTGTACGTGCGATTGCATCAGATTCTTCGATTGCAACTCCGAAACGTAAGAATACTGTATATTCTACAGTGTCTTTCTTAGGTTGGAATTCACGATGAACTGTGATATCACGTTGGAATCCCCAGATACGGTTTTCTGGGAATGTCAATACAACACGGTTTGCTGGCATCAAAGGAACTTCCAAAAGTGGAAGACCAAGAACACGGTAAGCAATTGGAGCACCAAGTACTTGTGGTTCTTGACCACCAACAACTCTTTCAACGATTCTTTCGCTGTTTAAGTTGCCTGATGAGCCTAGTCCGTTGATGATTGCTGATACTGTTTCTGTATCTGCGTAGAACTTCATTGCAGCACGTGATGCACGATATTTACGTGGCATTGCTAATACCAATGCTTGTAAATCTTCTACATCTGTACCGAATGTTGCTGTGTTTGTTGAAGCATTTTCTTTTGCAACGAAGCCTTCCATGATGTTCAAGAAAGCATTGGAACCTGTTCCAGTTCCGTTGATTGCAAGATCTTCAAGATCGTTTGCGAATGCACGAGTCATTACACGAACTAAATGATCTTCTAATCCTGCACCTTCCAAGTTATCTTCTAGTGCTTCTGTTGATACTTCCCAGTCAAGGCGAATTTTCTTTGTTGAAAGTTCTACCTTTGTGAAAGTAACACCTGCGTTTGTGTAAGTTGCATCTGCTTGAGCAGCGGCACGGATTACACGTTCTCCAACATTTAGTTTTTCAAGTTCTGCTGCATTGGTACGCATTGTTACTCTGCGACCATCACGAGCCAAAACTTGTTGTTCGAAAATGTATTCGATAAATTGACGAGACTGTTCTGGTGAAAGGATACCACCATCATTTGTAGTGGAACCATAAACACCTAGATCACCTGCTGCTGGAGCGGATACTGCACCCACGCCACCAGACACGATTGATCCTGTTGAAGCAGCCTTTTCTAAAATTTCATCTGCCATAATTATTTCACCTCCCAGTGAACTTAGCGATATAGGTCAGCGGATTTGAGGAAACGCCCGCCCCACATGCTTTTTGTTGTTATTTTTTCTTCTTGAACGATCCCGCCGAGATCGCCAGACTTGCGGACTGCTGTGTCGTCTTCTAGTGAGTCAACACGCTTTCCAAACTCTTCTACATTGCCTTTTACTGCTGTTAGTTCCTCTTTAGCGGAAGCAATGTCTTTTTTCAATGATGCCACTGTTTCATTTAGTGACTTTACTGTTGCCACCAATTCTCCAAGTGCTGAAGCAACTGTATTTTGAACCTCATCAATAGATTCTTGTACTGTACCTACAGCCTTTGCCAAATCAGCAGGTGCTTCTTCGGCAGGAGTGGCGGCATCTTCTGCTGGAGCATCTTCCACTTTTTCTTCAGCAGGTGCTGCTTCTTCAGCAGGTGCTGCTTCTTCTGCAGGTGCTGCTTCTTCAGCAGGTGCTGCTTCTTCTGCAGGTGCTGCTTCTTCAGCAGGTGCTGCTTCAGGTGTGGATTCGTCTTCAGATTTTACAATGTTTTCTTCTGCTGCTACAACTTCTTCAGTTGCTGCAACTTCAACATTTTCATTTGCCATATTATTCCCCTCCTTAATAGGATTGTCAGCCTTGGTTAATTGTTCACCAAGTCTAATTTTCTGCGATGCTAATAAACCTTTAATCACAGAATTCTTTTCGTTATCATTTGATTCAACGAAGCCAATGTTGCTCATGCCTTTATCGCAAGATGGGCATGCAGAGGATTCGTCTTGAGAAAGTCTAATGAGTGAATCAGGTTCACACCAGTAAACATTTTCAAGGTCTACCTTACTAATGATACCATCTATTTTATTTTGGCCATCAGCCAATTTTTCAATTGACACAATGTTTGCAAATTGATTTGCTGGGTTGTCTACCAATGAGAGTTCGTGGAGGTCATAGTCCTTAATAACACGAACCGCTTTATCCATGTCGGTGTTGTATATGCTTTCAGAATCTTTGATGCTGCCACCAATAGAAAAGCCAGAAAGAGTGCCATCAAGAACTTTTTCCCAAGTATCTTGAGCACCTTTAGAAATATAGGCATCTACATACACCCCATTATAAAATTTGTCTTCTTCTTTATTGTAAAATTTATCTGATTTAAATGACACTACCCTGCCGACTGCAATAGGCATGTGCATTTCACGAAGGTTGCCACGAAAACGTTCGAAGGCCTTGACGCTTACATCTGTTGGGACAATATCGTCTTGCTTGTCAACGTTGTCAAGGGTTGCGAAACCAGAAACCATTCGTTTCTCTTTATCGACTTTAGCAATTGGCATGGATAACTTGATACTGTTATCTTCTGAGTGCCAGAATGCTTTATGCATGTTAGTCATACTACCTCTATTATAATAAGTGTTTATAGGTATTTTTAATATTATAACACTATTGTTGTCTTCTACCCTCGCCCTGTGGATTTCGTCCATCAGTGGTTGAAGTAGAATCTGATGCGTTGTCGGTTCTTGCTTGGTCTCTTAGTCTGTTACCTGTGGCTTGTGCGGTCTGCTCTGCTCTGGCTTGTGCACCCATCAATACTGGATCTGAGCCACCTGGTCTTACAGGGTATCCAAGTCTTTCACGGACTTCGTTAGGAACTAGAACTTGCATACGAAGGTATCTCTCATCAATCTGACTTTGAGTTTGTTCGTCAGTAAGTGTTAGTTCATTAAACTTTAAAACTACCATATCTGTTTTTTCTTTAACAATCTTATTGATAGTCTTTTCGAGGTTTCTTTGAGATGGTCTTGCAACTTGCTCTTTAAATGTTCTGTCTGCGACTAGTGCAGATGCGATTGATACCCCTGCACCTCCACCAACTTTTGAATAAGGAACTTGATGTGCCATGAGAATGTCATCACGGTTAGCCTTGCGGTATCTATCGAATGATCCATCTTGAACACCGTTCTCAATTGGATCTAATTTAAATTCAACCTTATTATCTTGGCTATCTCCAGGAAGTGGTATAAACAAAGTTCTGTGACTTTGTCCCTTTAATCCAGCCTGCATAAATCTAAAGAACTTATCTTCTGCATCTGAACTTAGTTTGGCACCCTTTAAGGTTGCAATATATCTAGGAACAGCCTTGTTTTCAAAATAGTCAACATTGTATTTTGCTGCTAATTCGTTTCCTACCATTGAGGTTGCTGCTGCCACTGTATCTGGAACTCCATAGTATGAGTTCTTTGGTGAATATTTCTTAATGTGAATTAATTCATTTGGTCTATTATCGTTTGTTACTGGATTTGCATCTTTACCTTGAAAGTTTCTAAAGTATACAATTCTTTGATTTACTATCTGAATGTACCCATCACGCATACGGCGAACTCTAATTGTTGTTGCTGGAATATGTCCAATGTATCCGATTTCTCCATTGACTTTTCTTCCAACTTCAATGTATCCGTTTCCTACTGTTTCAACATCTGTATATACTTTTTCCAAAACATGTGTAAATGTATCTTCATCGTTTAGGCTTTCTAGCCAATCTGTCAATGCTGCTTTTGTTCTTTGAATCTTTCTTTGTGCTCTCATTAAAGATTCTTCGTTTGGTGCTTCTTCTAATCTTGCTATTGTCATGTCCGTCATTTCAAATCCGTATCCAAGACCTACTATATTGGATACCTTTGCACTGATTGCCGCATGATTTGCAAATGAGTTTTCATAAAAATATGCTAGTTCATCTAGGTTGTATGGCGGGATCACTACATCAAAAAGACCATATGCTGTAACCATATCTTGTTCTGGAAATAGTTGTTTAGACTTTGTATCGTCTATACCAGCAAATGCTTTATTTACAACTCTTGATGCCTTACGTTTAAAATTATGTGTCATTCCATCGTATGATTTTACTAGTTCAACACTAGTGCTAAATGGGTCATTTTTTTCTTTTTTTTCTGACCTATCAAGATTATCTATTCTTGCTACTAATTCGTCATTGTCCATGTTTTCTAAATCCTTTTTCTGCAGCCATCCAAGCACCGATATCTGTTTCACTTGGAATTAGGCCTGATTTCATTCTTTCTATTTGCTCTGCGTGTTGTTCTTCTGTTACTCTATTTACTCCAGCCATAAACTGAACCTTACCAGCAGGGGCACCGTAATGTTCTGCTGCTTGTCTTAGTTTGGCCATCTTTTCTAAATCATATGGTCTACCTGGAATGTTCATGATATTTCCATTTCCATCACCGAATGGTTTATTATCTAGATCACACATCCAGACATAAATACCCCAGTCTGATTGTTTTTCTACTACTGTTATCTTAGGCTTACCATTATTCTTTAGTTTTTTATTATTCATGACACCAAGTATACCATATTATACTGGTTTGCCAACATATTGATCCCACTCAATATCAGAAAATACATCTGCACCTTCAGATTCTAACTCAACAATTGAATCATCTGAAATAATAGAGTTAGATATACCTAAGAATGATCCAAATATTCTTTCTCCGTCAATAATATAAGTTAAAGTTGTTCTTCTTTCAATCAAATCTAACCAGAATGAAATATACCAATCTTCCCATTGAAGGTCTACTTGTTGTATCTGATTGTTGATTAATGCCTCGGTGGTCTTAACCTGCTGCCAAATTCTTTCATTAATACTTTGACCCAAAACTAGGGATGATCTCTTGAAGAAGGCCATATTGTTGTATACAAATCCGTTATAAAGTTCTAATTGTCCAGATACCCCATTGACAGGAATGGATTCTCCAAAGGACATTACTAAGGATGTCCACATTAGGGGTTTGATAACAGGGTTTTGAATCTTTATACCATTTTGATAGAAATCAATAGTTATATCTTCATATCCAGTTTCTGAGTCATATACCTTTATAAATCCTCTTTTAGCATTTCCAGATACTTCTGGAATTAAGAAGATATCTAGTTCTTTATTGGGAGTTATGATTCTTCCTAGTTTCTTTGGTTCTGATATATATTCATTTTGATTATACATAAGCCATAATTGCATACCGCCAAAAATATACTCAGATGACTTCTGACTATTGATAGGTATTGAGAATCCCTTAACTACCCCAACTTCTCCCTGTGTCATACACTGAATTCCTGAGTCACCTGTTAGGTATAGGTATGGTGTTGAGTCTTTATATATTCTAAAAGGATTCTTTGATTTATGTGA